TCACCCTGCACAGTGATATACCCGGGGCGGTACTCGTAGTCGATGTCGACACCATCGCGTTTCACAGCGTCGATTCTGACGATCGGATACTGTGGCAGGTCCACCCGTCCCGCGGTCGGCCAGTCGTCAAACGTGACCGTCGCGGGCGGATAGACGTTCTGCCCGATCACTTCGGTACGAAGGTAGGCGGAGGCGTCCTCCAGCAGCGTCGTAAGCCACATCTGCTCGTCCACCGTAAAGGTACGGTTGAGCCGAGTAGCGAGATCCGTTGTTGTAGCGAACGCCTCCACCATGACCTCCTACGCCGTGACGGTGACGGTTGCGAGCGCGAGCGCCTCACCGCGGACGACCTTGCCGCCATACACGTGCAGGCCGCGGACACCATCCTCGAAGCGACGCTCCAGACGGATCGCTTCCGTCTTCACGATCTGCTCCGCGAACGTCGTCGCGATCGGGTGACCGGCAATCACCTCGTACGCGCCGCCCGACGTCTCCGGCACCGTGGTGCCCTCGATGATGTCGAACCCGGCCGCACGACCGACGATGCCGTTACGCAGACCCTCCGTGGTGCCCGACGCGTCCTGACGGATGAACCGGTCATCCTTCAGCAGCACCCCGTAGAACTCGGGCGGAACGAGCGCCCACCGACCATCAGCGGGAACCTCCGACCGGGTGAGGGTGGTGCGCAGCTCCACGAGCAGCTCGTACGCGTCACCAGCCGCCGCACCGACCGTCACCGCGCCCAGATCGTTGCCGACATCGACACCGGCGACCATGAGGCCAGCGATGTACGCGTCGGCGGCGAGCTGAAGACCCGACGCAGCCCCCGCAGTGACCTCCTGCACGAACCCGGAGAGGGCCTGACGGGTGTCGATGTCATCGACCGAGAACGACCAGAACTTGGCCTGGTCGATGATCAGCGCACGAGTCGCGTCCGTGAGCACCGGGTAGGTGATCGTGGTCGACGCCTTCGTGTAGTCCGCGATCGTCGGATCGGAGAACGACGTGATGTGCACGGTGTCACCGGCGCGGGCGATGTCGCCCTCGTAGTTCCGGTTGATGACACCCGCCTGGGTGTAGCGAGCCCTCGCACGGAGGGCCTTGAGGAGATTGGCGGACCAGACCTCCGGGACAAAATTCACGATAGCCATCAGATGGCTCCTTTCAGGGTTTGCCCCCGAGCACGTTGTTCAGAAGGCCCTCTTCTTGGGCTTTGAGAATCTGCTCGGGAGTCATGGACTTGAGCTGTTCGCGGGTGAGCTGACCGGGTTTGGCCTGCTTGCCCTTGCTGCCCTGGTCAGCGGAACCGGTGAATTTCGACTTGTCAACGACGAACTCGGGGTAGTCGGTGAGGAAGGCTGCAATCGCGTCTTCGATGTCGTCGGCGGACGGAGTACCGTCGTCGTCAACCTCGATCTTCGACACGTCCACGAGTCGCACCAGCGCGGTCAGGTTGGACACCTTCCCGGCTGCTGCGGCCCGCAGTTCGGCCTTCGCGACACGCTCGTTCGCTTTCGCGGTTGCAGCCATTTCGGCTTCATGCCGTGCCGCTTCGAGCGCTACTTCCTCAGCAGGCTTGTCCTTCGCTTCGAGCTGCTGCCGGAGCGTGTTCCGCTCCCGCTCGGCCGTCTTGCGAGCATCACGCTCAGCACGGAGGGCCTTCTTCAGCTTCTCGGCAGGATCGTCCTGCTTGTCTTCCTCACCGTCTTCCTCGACATTGGTCGAGTTGTCATCCGAGTCGGCATTGTCGGCCTTGTCGGCTTCATCGTCGGTTCCTCCCGCGTCCCCGCTACCGGCACCGTCTTCCCCTTCGAGGAAACGGATACCGCGCAACGCGAACATTGACGGGCGGATCGGACCAAACACGGGCATCTCGCCAATGGTTTCAGGCATGGTGGAATCACTCCTTGGGGATATGAGAACGGCCCCATCACGGGGCCAGACAGACACCCCCTGAGGGGTGGTTCACCGCATCGCGCGGGAAGACTTAGGTGAGGTAGCCGTACCTCTGCAACAGCTCGACCCAGCGGGCCTCATCGCCACCAGCCATAACGGCGATCTGTTCAGGCATCAGACGCACGGAGGATGATCGGCGCCCGAACGACCCACGGTAGGTGGTGCCCTCAGTGGTCGCGTACACGCTCAAAGGCGACCCGTCCGGTTTCACCCCGATGACGGTCCGCTGCAACCGTCCCTGCCTCACCGAGGATAGGTTGTAGTGGCCCAAATAACCAATCCCGTACGCGCCGCGGCGAGCGTTCACCACCCTGATCGGGTCAGCACCATTGCGGATCGCCTCAGCACCCGCGTGAGTGAACTTTCGCTGCTGCTCAGCCGCTGACAGCGAATCGAAATACTCGTCCGGGCTGCCGTACAGGCCAGCGCTTCGGAGGTTGTCCCAGTCTCTGACGGTCCCGTCGACCGTCTGCAACGGGAACGCCGTGCAGTTGCAGCGCGGATGCCGCAGATAGGCGGTCTGCGCGGACCTCACCCCGGCCAGGACCGCACACCGCGAACATGCGCCCGGCTGAACAACACGGATGTATTGGGTTCGGCTCCGAGCAACACCGCCAACAAGATCCGCCTGACGACCCATGTCAGAAATCATCGTTCCGACGAGGGCGGCAAGCACAGACGCGCCAACCGTGAACGCCTCCCGCGGAGGTCGCCCCGCACCGATGAGCTGTTTCGTGGTCGTCACCGCAGAGTACATTTGCGGGCCAACCTCACGACCCTCCAACGTCACACCCGAGAACGCTTCCGGGATGACCGCGGGAACTGTCGGTGTGACACGGTAGAGCTGGTCTGACGCGCGCATGTAAGCCGCGGTCTGCCGAGCCGCTCCAACCTGGGCAGCTTCAACCTCGGCGACCATCCGGTCGGACAGCACTATCCAGGACCCGTCAAGATCGCGAAGGTCGAACTGACTCCACAACCTGAGCAGTCGCGACGAGGTGCGTTCCGCGAGCGTCTTACGCCGGCTCAGATGCGTGAACGCGACATCATACAGTGTCGGCATCGTTCATCTCGTCGGCCGCAGCCTGCACGCCAAGCCCGAGAAGCTGATCCTGCTCGGAGGTCACCAGTCTCATGATCCGGCGAATCTCAGACGGAGACTTGCCGTCCTGCTCCAAGAGGTACTCGATCGGGTAGCCGATCTGCTTCTTCTTCAGCAACGCATCCGCGAGCTGCGACTCGGAACGGATCGCTGGGTTCGCCCACACAATCGTCGCCAGCCTGGTCTTCTGCGCCAGGGCCTCATTACCGCGAACAAGGGCGATCAGTCGCAGAACTTCCCGCAACGCCGGATCGGTGAAGGTGATGAACTCGCCAGCCTTCTTCGTGAGACCGATCTCCTGCGCCTCGAGTGCGGCGGCTGGTCGTTCGGTGTTGGAGACGAGGTAATGCTGCGGGGTGCGTGTTTGCGCGGCGATGTGACCGACCGCAATCTCGATGGTGTCGGTGAACACGTCGAGAGCGGCAGCCTTCCACGAGTCGATCTTCGCGTCACCGGGGAGGAACGCGATGCGCTTCTCAGCGAAGTCCTTCAAGTCGAGGGGACGATACCCGGTGATCTTCCCGTCCTTGTCGAGGATGGGAACCTTTGGGGCGTCGGACCCGGTGACGACACGGGCTTCCATCGACGCATAGTCCGCGGCGAGGAATAGGTACGCCCACAGCAGGTTGATGGCGTCCTGCATGGGCATGACACCCTGAATCTCCGAAATCGGGTCACCCTTCAACGTGGGCCGGTTCGCGAGCTCGACAACAGGAACAACCCCGATCGGGTTCAACAGCGGCCACACTTCGCCGGGAACCTCACGGACCTCCCAGCCGCCCTCCCAACCGTTCTCAACCTTTCCCTGCTCCGCCTGAGATTGGGTGTCGTCCTTCACTGTCGCACGTTTGCGGATGAACTTCCACACGCTCTCGGGCGTGTACAAGGTCGCGTACTCGTCCCGCTCATCAACCCACGTCTTCAACGCGGCTTTACGGATGCGCGGGTTCTCGAAGTCGTATTCGATCTCCACATACGACGGATGTTCCATCGACACCCTCGGGGTGCCGTCCCGGTCAGCCCAGACGATGACGTACGACCGTTTCGTCGCCAGCGTCGAGACGAGAGCCTGAGAGAACTGCATATCGAACTCGTTACCCAGCAGGTCATCCCACAACGACATCGCGGCACGTTTCGGAAGGTTGGAAACACCAATCGGCTTCAACCGTTCCGCCTCAGCATTCACGATCGTCCCACACCAGTTGTCAGAGAACCCGGCGTAACGGGCAGCGTTCGCCTTCCGCCACTCCTCCGTCGCGAAGTTCAGCGGCTGCTCCCCCTCGTAGTACCGTTCAGCCCGATCAATCTCCGGGCGCCGGTTGTTCAGCCGAGCGTAGATCCGGTTCGTGAGAGCCAGAGCAGCTTCGATGTCCACGCTGGCCTCCTTAGATGTAGACGATGAATTCTTTGTCAACTGCTGCGCCAACCGCTATGGCGTCAGCCCACGCCTCATGCGCGAGCACGTCGGACATGGTGAGGTCAATCTTCTGACCCTCGGTCGGTTTGCCGATGAAGTAGCGTCTCACACCGGTTGCAGGATCAACTTGACGGTTACGCACGACAGCGTTCCGGATGTGCGCTTCCACATCCGGGTCGCCATCATGCGTGAACTTCGACTCGATGTCATACAGGTCAGTCCGGTACCGTTCGAGCGCGGCGTGCATCGGATTGAGCCGATTCGTCGGCCACTTGATAAACACCTTCTCGCCATACTCTGCGGCAAGATGGTCAGCCTCAGTCTCCCAGAACATGGGATCCCAGTAGACGCGAACGAGCTCGTAATCTAAGGCGATCTGCGCCCACGCTGCGAGAACCTCTCCCCGCGGAACACGACCATCCCAATCCTGCGGACGCCAATACGTCTTCCGACCCTTATCACCGTAGGTTGGGGTGAAATGGTGCCCGTCGAGAGTCACCAGGCGGATGCCAGTGTGATCCTCATTGTCGGACCCGTCGAACCCGCCACACACCTTCGTCCGCGGCTGCACGACAAGCTCAAGTTTCTTCGCCCCGTACTTCGGCATGTCAATCCACGACCCAGCACCGGCAACAATCCGGTTTCCGAAGAACCGCTCCGCTTCGGCAGGGTTCTGTTCCGCAAGCGCCTGCGCTTCCGCCTCAATCGACCTCACATCGACCCACGGGGAATGCATGTAGTTCCACCGGAAGATGACCTCACGGTCCTTCTTCAACGCGAAATCCAGATGCGCCGGCGGCGGAAAGTAATGCTTGAGAACGTCTTTCCGCTTCGACTCGTGCGTGTCCTGCGCCTGCGACTGCTCAGCCGGATCGTACGGATTCGTCGACTCACTANCCCGACCGCCCATACCAGCCGCACCACGCCGAAGCGTGCGCATGAACTTCTTCATCCCGTTGCGATCAGTCCACAACCCGGTCTCATCACACTTCCCAGCAGAAATGCGGGCGCCGAGCCTGCCGTCCGCCTTCGACGTGACAATCTCCACCCGCGAATCACGATTCCGGTTCGGATGCCGAATAAATGCCTCACCAGTCTTCGGAATCACATTCGCCAACGGGCCACCGTCGATCATCGGGATGAGCGCACCCCACGTATTCTCAACCTGATCCTCAACAACCGCCGTGAGCTGAATCCTCGGCGTCGCCCAATGACGGCCCCTCGGCTCGCCCGCCTCGTAGAAGTAAACCCCACCGCACGGGCACCCATGATCCGCACACGAAT